CGGACTGGATACTGGCAGCCTGGAAGTATTCCTTTCCTGATAGGTCGGCTATCGCCGCCCAGACGGTGGCAACCGTAGTCCAGTTCTCCTGAGGTATGCCTTCGGCTTTGGTGATGGTTTTACTCTGCAGCGATACGCGCTGCCGCAGTTCCCCAAAACTCACCCGGTTGCGATTCTTCACCCTTACCATCCCTCCCTACGGTAGGCAAACAGGAGCCTGGCCATAACCGCAATTACGGCGGTCATGTCCACAGTCTCCCTTTGTTCATAGAGATTGCCGATGGCATAGAGGACCGCTTGCTTGACGGTTTCAGGTACTAAAGTAAATTCGGTTAAAGGACAGCGCAGGATGTCCTGACTGAGTTCCTCGGCGGCATTGATAAGATCGGCGATGAGCGTATCGTCCTCATCGCCGTCAACTTTCAGATACAGCTTGGCTTCCTCCAAGGTAACAACCAATACGCCCACCTCCCGGAATTACTCGGCGGCTGCCATTAAGCCCGCCGCGATTAGCTTGGCTAAGAGAGCATTGAAATCGGTCACCAGTCCTGCCACTTCGGTTGCCGTGCTGTCAGCCTGGTTGGCAGAAGTCTTGGCAGCCAGGGCATCATTTAGGACCTTGCCCTGTTTGGCCGACAGGGCGCTGGTAGCCGAGGTTGAATTAAGGGCATCAACCACCGGGACAGATAAGACACCTTCGATTGTCGCCCCTTCTGCGATCGTAAGCCTACCCTCAGCCGTAATCTCAAGCGAACCGCTGATGACGGTTTTCTCTCCGCCCTGCTCGGTATAGTTTTTAACGTTGCTCATCTAAGTCTCACCTACGCTTTCATCTGCAGTACTTTGATGGCTTCAGCCAGGATCAGCTTGCCGTCCACCCTCTGCGTAGCCTTGAAGCCCACTTGTCCGGTGGCCGCATAAAGCTCGTTTAGTCGCTGGAAAGAACGTCCCTGCCGATCGGCCACCCAATAATAGCCGAAGTCGCCGAAAGCGATAGTCTTTTTAGCTGATGCAATAGTCGGCACATAAGCCGAGGTCTTAACCGGCCGGTTCAAAATCGTATCCGGCTGGCCAGCCGTAATTGAGGGCTGCCACAGGTACTGACCGTTACCGTCCTTAAGCTTTCTAATGGCTTTAACTGTAGCATCGTTCATCACGAATACGGCATTCTTGCGATACGGGGATTTCAGGCTGTAGAACAAATCCATGACTTCATCCACCGTAACAGCGGTTGCCGAAGCAGCAGTGACACCCAGTTCCGCCCCGCCGGTAGCATTTAATATACCGGTAGGTTTGCCGGTGCCGTCTCCAATGAAGAAGGCTTCCTCTTCTTTGGCACCGATTCTCCGAGCAAATTCTTTGGCAATATATGATTCCAGATTGAATACGCTGTCATTTAACAGTTCTTCGGAAACCTTGATCATGGTGGCCAGTTTGTAAGCCCCGATGGAAACCTGCCCGAAGGCATCGTCCGATTCCGGGATGGCTCCTTCTTCATCCACCCAGGAAGCGGTACCCTTACTGGCTACCACCGGAATCTTCCGGTCTCCTGAAGAGGTGGTGATAACCTTTGCCAGCTGGCGGAAAATGTTTTCCTCCTCCAGGGCTTCGATCAGAGTTCTTTCAAACTCATCCGGCACCAAGTAGCCGCCTTCGCTGTCGGTTCCGATCTGCAGGGCATTCTGTACCTCGAAACTGTTCTTGCTGCGCATGGCTTTCCAAAAAGCCTGTCTGTATTCGTCAGTTGCCCGGCCGGTTTTCATTTCCCCGCTTACAGACGGTTTTGATAAAATCGGTGAGCTCAGCGGTTTGGCCAGTTCCAGATCAATGGTCTGCTGTCTCTCCAACCGGTCGATTTCCTTGCCCAGGTTTACGACTTCGGCTTCCATCTTTTCATAAACGGCGGTGTCCTCGGCCGAGATCAGCCCGTCACTTCCCCTTTTGGAATCCAGAAACACCTTGGCATTCTCCCAGGCTTTGGCTCTTTTCTCACGCAGTTCTAAAATTTTGCTCATTAATAACCCCTCCTTAAAGTTTCAAGAGGTCAAGCCTCTTGTCCAATGCGGCGATATCGGTTGTCTTGCTTTTTTCCTCATGCGGCAGTTTGGAGAGCAGGGAATTGACCACTGCCATTTTGCTGAAGATGGCTCCCTCGCTGGCTGGTTGCGATTCATTGTCTTGCTGAAACATGATCTGATCGGCAAAGCCAAGTTCCACAGCTTTTTTGGCATTGAACCAGCTCTCCGCGTCCATGAGGTGTGATAGTTTGGCTCTGGAAAGACCGGTTTTGAGTTCATAAGCGTTGATGATGCTTTCCTTCACCTCATCTAACATGGCTATGGCCTTTTCCATCTCCCCGCTGTCGCCGAATGCTATGGTCATGGGATTGTGGATCATCATCATGGATACCGGCGACATGAACACTTCCCCGCCTGCCATGGCAATTACCGAGGCGGCACTGGCCGCAAGCCCATCGATTTTTACCGTGACCTTGCCCGGGTAATCCATCAGCATGTTGTAAATCTGACTGGCACAAAAAACATCACCGCCCGGGGAGTTGATCCAGACGGTGATGTCGCCGTTTTCGCTTAATAGCTCGTTTTTAAATTGTTTCGGTGTTATCTCATCGCCGAACCAGGTTTCCTCGGCAATGGCTCCGTCAAGATACAGAGTTCGGCCTTCCTCGTTCCTGACCCAGTTCCAGAATTTTCTCTTCAAGGTTTCCCACCTCCGTTTCATTATTGTTCTTATTGGCAAATATTCCGGCATCAGCAAGCTTGGTCATGTTGCCGTTAATGAGGTACAGATCGCCGCCCAATTCTTCTGGAATCCGGTTCAAATTCTCCAGTTCCCTGATATCATTGGCGGACATCCAGCCATTCTGCCGTCCTACCGCATATCCGTTCATCCGGCTTTGGTAATCGCCCCGCAAAAGCCCGTCCACATTGAATTTGATAAAGTAATCTTTCTTTTCAGCCGGGGATAAGAGCGCTCTTTGCATCGCCTGCTCCCAGCGCACCACCCAGGGGTCAAGCGTATATTTCACAAACTCCAGGCTCTGCTGCTCTATGTTAGAGAAGCTGGACTTTTCAAGGTCTCCGATCATGTGCGGTGGTATCCTGAAAATCCTGGCTATCTCATTAATTTGGAACTTGCGGGTTTCTAAAAACTGGGCCTGCTCCGGCGGGATTCCTATGGGCTGAAACTTCATGCCTTCTTCCAGCACAGCTACCCTGTGGGCATTGCCGCTGCCCTGGTAGACGGCGTTCCAGCTTTCCCTGATCCTTGCCGGATCTTTTACTACCCCGGGATGCTCCAGCACTCCGCCGGGATTGGCACCATTGGCAAAGAACTTAGCCCCGTATTCCTCAGTGGCAATCGCCATACCAATGGCGTTTTTGGCCATCGCGATGGGAGAATAACCAATCAAGCCGTCGAAACCTAGCCCCGGTATGTGCAGGACATCCTCCGGCCGTAAGATTGCATATCCGGTATCCTTTCGGTATTCATAATAGAGCTGACCATCGGTTGTCCTGTTCACAGTCATCCTGTCGGGTAATAAAGGATACAGACCAAGTACCTTACCCCTCCCATCCCGGATGATCTGGGCGTAGGCATTTCCCCATAACAAAAGATGACTCATCAGTGTCTCTCTGAACACAAATGAAGTCATCTCTGGGTTAGGCTCGTCATGAAGCAGGTAATACAGCTGGTGGCCCATGTCCTTCTCTTTGCCGCTGGCTGTGTACTTATATGAGTGAAGCGGCAGGCTGGCAATAGTCTCAGCTAATATTCTTACACAGGCATACACGGCGGTGGTCTGCATGGCAGTTCTTTCATTGACGGCTTTCCCGCTTGAAGTGCTGCCGAAGAAAAAGCTATAGGGACTTGCCCAAAAAGCATTTTTAGGACTAGCCCTTGATTTGAAAAACCTTGGTAAAAGCGGTATGTTCATTAGCTTTACCTCCTGAAAATGGACATGAAAAAACACCCTCGGCTGAGAGTGTCAAATTCATCTATATGGTTGTTTTGCCGGAACCGTATTTATTATGTTTGACCCGGCTTAAATACGATTGTTAGAACCATTCACAAACGTGTCTTTAGATAATCCTTAGTGCGAGTGTCGGTGATGGATATCCGGCGTATGACTGTGATCATGCTGAGTTTCATCGTGGACATGCCAGTGTGAATGGCTTATGGCATCGTCCTGATCATGCGTGTGAGTGTGATGTCCGTCTTGATGGCTGTGACGATGCTCATGCTCAACATAAGCATGGCGGTGCACATGACCATGTTCTTCCCAAAGGATCAACACCGTACCAGCAATCATAATTGGCAATGAGATTATAAATGCCGTCCCAGGCCATTCCTGAAATAAAGCCAGGGAAATAATGGCTCCAGCAAAGGGCGCAGAACCGAAAAATGCACTAGTTCTCGCCGCTCCCAAACTGCGCAGCGCCAGAATAAACAGCATAATACTGATGCCGTAGCTAATGAAACCTAGCAGCATTGCTGCCAAAGCTACCGACCAATTTGGGACGGACGCTCCTACCAATATAGCGATCCAGGTGGATACAATGCCTGCAGCAATACCTTTGACTAGGACAATTGATAACGGATCCTTGGCCGAGATATTGCGCGTGAAATTGTTGTCCATTCCCCATAAAATGCAAGCCAAAATGACTCCAGCAGCCCCTATAGAAAAGCCCCAAGCACCTTCAGAATTCCAGGTGAGGATAATACTCGCCATGGCTATCAGAGCCACGGCATACCACACGCGCTTCCCGAGGGCTTCCCGAAAAGCCAAGGCTGCGATTACACTAGTAGCTACCCCCTCAAAGTTTAGCAGCAGTGAAGCAGTCGCCGCAGGAGTACTCATTAAGCTGTACATAAGAACAATTGGTGCTGCTACGCCGCCACATATGATTGCACCAATAAGCCACGGCAAGTCCTTAACGGAGAGACCAGCTTCTCTGGACGGCGATCGCATAATCCAGTTTTGGATCAGTTTTACAACCAATAGGCCTAATCCGCAGCCTAAATACAGCAGTGCAGCCATTGCCACTGGATCAATGTCTGCAAGTAAGAGCTTAGCTAGTGGGGCGCTCGCTCCAAATAATATAGCCGCCAGAAGCGCTTGAATTTTTGGGGCAAAAGTGGATGTATTCAAATTTTTTAAGCTCCTTCATATTTCAGTGCTTATAATTATACACCGATAAACACGGGTTATAAAATTAGCAATCCGCGGCCGTTATACACGCTATCATCTTCCTTCCGGCGAAGCGACCGATCTAATGCCATGATCAGCGCCACCGCACCATCAATCTTTTCAGTAGATTTCTCCTTATCAGGCTTTATATTGCCAGCTGGATCCGTGCGGATAAAAATGTTGTCCATCATCCAGCGCAGAACCGGTTGCCCTCCATGGGCTAGCTTTTCTTCCAGGGTTAATTTCATCAGTTCCTTGGTAGGCGGGGACATATCCTTGAACCCCTGGCCAAACGGTACCACCGTAAAACCCAGCCCTTCCAAGTTCTGAGTCATTTGCACCGCTCCCCAGCGGTCAAAAGCAATTTCCCTGATGTTATATTTGGTACCGAGTTCCTCGATAAAGCTTTCAATGAATCCGTAATGTACCACATTTCCTTCGGTGGTCTTCAGGAATCCCTGCTTATGCCAAAGGTCATAGTTCACATGATCGCGCCGCACCCTAAGATCGAGGTTTTCTTCCGGTATCCAGAAGAAGGGGAGAATATAATACTTGTCCTCCTCGACAACCGGTGGAAAGACCAGTACAAAAGCGGTAATATCTGTAGTACTAGATAAGTCCAGTCCGCCATAGCAGATACGGCCCTTAAGGCTTTCGGGATCCACATGAAAAGCGCATTTATCCCATTTCTCCATGGGCATCCAGCGAACCGCCTGTTTGACCCATTGGTTTAGTCTAAGCTGCCTGAAGCTGTTTTCCTCGGCGGGATTCTGTCTGGCACTTTCACAGGCAGCTTTAATCTTGTCGATACCAACTGTTATACCTAACGATGGATTGACTTTTTTCCATACTTTAGGGTCAGTCCAATCGTCTTCTTCTTCCGCTCCGTAGATTACAGGATAAAACGTCACATCATGCTTTCGGCCCGTTAGAAGGTCTTTGGCTTTTTGATGCACCTCATAGCAAATACTATTGACGTTGTCGCCCGCAGTGGTAATCAAAAAGTAGAGCGGCTGCATCCTGGCATCGCCTGAGCCTTTGGTCATGACGTCAAACAACTTCCGGTTCGGCTGGGTGTGCAGCTCATCAAACACCACGCCATGGATGTTGAAGCCGTGCTTTGAGTAGGCTTCAGCCGACAGCACCTGATAAAAGCTATTTGTCGGCAGGTATATGAGCCGCTTGGTGGAGGCCAGCAGCTTAACACGTTTGTTCAGTGCCGGACACATCCGCACCATATCAGCAGCAACCTCAAACACGATGGAAGCTTGCTGGCGGTCGGCGGCGCAGCCGTAAACCTCAGCGCGTTCCTCATTATCGCCGCAGGTTAAGAGCAGAGCGATGGCCGCCGCCAGTTCCGATTTGCCCATCTTTTTCGGTATTTCCACATATGCCGTATTGAACTGGCGGTAACCGTTGGGCTTTAAGATGCCGAACAGGTCACGGATAATCTGTTCCTGCCAGTCGATCAGTTCAAAGGGCTGTCCCGCCCAGGAGCCTTTGGTGTGGCACAGGGCTTCGATAAAGGCAACCGCATAGTCGGCAGCATCTTTACTGTATTTTGAATCCGCTGCCATAAAGGAAGTCGGCTTGTATTTCTTGAGTTTTCGTATGCTTGCTGCCTCCTCTCTTAAAGCGGGCAAAAGAAAAGAGCCTCCGAAGAAGCCCTAATTCCCAGGTATTTATTGGTGTCGGTTATTCGCTCTCTTCCTCTTCCCCCGTCAGGATAAAACGGCAGTACTCGGGCTTATGATCATTAAGGTAAATAACCAGTTCATGAAAGCCTCGGGTATATGCTTCCTGTTGGACGCGGGGGAGATCAAACATGTTCGTGACCCCGCTTTCCCTGATGGCTAAAATCTGCATTCGTATGGTTTCGTTCATCTGGCTTCCTCCATCTCTACAGATTCGGTGACTGCCCGGCGCAGGATATCAATATCAAAGCCCGCTTCCTTATAGCCATCCAAGATGACCGAGTAATAATAGCAGCTGGGCTGGCCCGGCGGCCTGCCTTCGTTCATGATATATACCATCGCCTTGACTACATTGCCGTTTATCTTCACCCTGACGGTTTCCTTGCGGTATAAAAACGGCCAGCCTTCATAGCGGTCGAGCGCCGCTTCGTCGGCGGAGGTTATCTCCCAGACCAGAACTGGAACGCTGCAGCCCTTTTTAGGCTCTACCGTTGCTACTGCACCTGTTCGTGAACCCCTGAACAGGAGTTGCCAGCCTTGCATTTCGCTGGAGCCGATAACCCTGGCGGTTGGGCATCGGTCAGCCATCTGCGCAAGATTGAGGTTGGAGCCGTAGGCGATGTACAGTTTGTTATGCTTATCCATTAGTATTAACCTCCTTTATCGCTGGTTTCGGTGGCGGCTTAAGCCGCCCGAAACCTCCATGCCGCCGAACCTCCCAGGTGTTTGCAAAGGTGCTCGCGGCAGTTTTTGAACTCCTCGCCGATCAAGCCGATCCTGTTTAAGTAGGTCCGCATGGCGAACTTTTCGTTTTCAACCTGGGGCTTTCTGGTGCTGGCGCTCCTTTGGGTCAAGGCCTGCTGGTTCATGGCCAGGGCTAAGACTATGTAGCTTCTGATTTTGCCCGCGTGCAGTTCGCTGTTAAATCCCCGCAGTTCCACCGTGTGGTTGCCGTGCCAAAAGCTGTGCAGGTTTAAAAAGTGGTAGCGGCTTTCATGGTAATGACGGCTGCGGCTTTCGCAGTAACCTTCGTACCAAAGTTCCTCAAGCTCCCGCATGGTTTTCGGCTTTCTGGCGTTAATCTTTTCTACCAGGGCAGCATCCATCTTTTTACAGAACCTCATTCGCTCTCTCTCAATCTGTAAGGCTTGGTAGAAAAGGTCGTTCTTGCTGGCGATGATGTTGATGAAGTTCCTAATGCTCCTGGGCGTGTGGTCCGCGCCGTTCAGGTGAATGTGTATCCCGCAGGAGGGGTTGGTAAATGCTCCGGCTTTGCGAAGCTTTCTGACCAGTTCCTGCAGGGTTGCAATGTCCTCGCGGTAGCTTAAAACCGGGCTTACCAGTTCAACGCTGTATTCGTGCTCGGCGCTTATTTTTCTGCCGCTCACCTTTACTTCTCGGCGAATGCTCCCGTCGCTCATAAACTTCCAGGCTCGTCCATCCGGGGTGTGTACCTTTTGGGAATCGTAGCTGTCTCGGCAGTGCTCAATCCTCCCGTTTAAAAACTGTGCCGCAATCTCGGCGGCCTGGCTTCTGGTTATCCCGGTAAATTCAATCTCGATTCCGAATTTGGCGTTGAACATGCTATCTGGCTCCTTTCAGGTGTGTTTTTTTGGTGTGTACATATATCACTCTGAAAGGGCTATATAGCAAGGGATTTCAGCAAAATAAATGGCTGAAAATCCGCATAAATATTTGGCTTTTATCCGGGTGGTTACCTCCGGTTATTCTTCGATTTTTCTGATTTCATCCTCACCAAATACGACCCCTAGCCTACTGCCTGAATCCCAGTCAACAAACACGGTGCCGGTATCGTCGACTATTGATACACTGCCCCGGTCGCCAGGTTTCAGTTTGGTGTAAGGGTCCTCCATGCGCACCAGTTCTACCCGGGTACCCGGAGGATAGTATGACCTGAGCGCCTTTAACATTTCCGGATGAATCTGCTTCATGCTTCCTGCACCTCCTCCGAACTGCGTTGTCCGGTTTTGAAAGCGGCGCTGCCGGTTAACCTGAAGAGCAGAACCTTTCGCTCCTCTTTGTACTCCGGTCCGATAAATCCCAGCCGCAGCAGGAAGCATCGAAAGGCGTACTTTTCATTATCGACAAGCCGCTCGGTAGCAGTTATCCGCTTCTGTTTTTTGGCCATCGCGCAAAGCGCACCAATGAAGCGGGCATAGGCGTTGACTTCTTCCGCTGAAAGGCTGCCAGAGAACCAGGGGAAACGCAGTCGGTCCTCGGTCTGTTCAATTGGCAACCGGTCTGTGCCCAGGGCTTTTTTGATAAGGGTTTCCTTGCTCTTAACCAGCCGCTCCAGATTGGCAATGGCGGCTTCGGTAAAACCTTCCTTGGGCATCTCAATAACCAGCTCGTCTGGTGCCTCAAACTGCAATCCGCGCCGGTCTAGCTCGTATAATAATTGCTCAAGCTCTCCGTCGCTTGTGATTTCGCTGGTGATGAGGGTGCCTTCTTTGTTGACTGTAAACCCGCCTATGACATAAGCAAAAGTCGGTGGGCCTTTGTATTCCGGCGCGGTATTTAGGATTTCGCTGATCGCCATTACGAGCTCTTTGCGCCTAGCACCGGTAACGTTAAACTTAAATTCCATAGGATCGACCACCCTTCTGTTTTGGTAGTCATATACATCACTCTGGATTGGTGTAATAGCAAGTCTCTACACGATTTTTTGCATGCTTTCAAAGGGTATTTTCTGACCACCGCGCAAAAGGAAAACATCAGCGTTAGAACCTTTTAAATCGATGTACCTGTTCACGATAACATCGCAGAACTTCTCATCCAGTTCCACGGTGTAGCAAATCCGTCCTGTCTGCTCGCACGCGATCAGGGTGCTGCCCGATCCGCCGAAGGGATCAAGAACAATACAGCCCGTCATGCTGGAATTGAGTATCGGGTACGCGACCAGCGGCACTGGCTTCATCGTAGGATGATCGGTGTTTTTCCTAGGTTTGTCGAACTCCCAGATGGTAGACTGCTTGCGGTCGGAGTACCAGGCGTGTTTGCCCGTTTTTTTCCAGCCAAACAGTATCGGCTCGTGTTGCCACTGGTAAGGTGATCGTCCCAAGACCAGAGACTGTTTTTTCCATATACACGTTCCCGACAGATAGAACCCTGCATCCTTAAACGCTTTACGGAAATTAAACCCCTCGGTGTCGGCGTGGAACACATAAATACTTGCATCCTTAGCCATGGTCTTTTCAGTCAGGGTGAAAGCTTCCAGCAGGAACTGGTAGAACTTTTCGTCCGCCATGTTATCGTTTTTAATCTTGCCAGCCATACCCTCATAGTTAACGTTGTAGGGAGGATCGGTTACAACCAGGTTGGCAAGTTTGCCGTCCATAAGCAGGTTATAGGTATCCGCTTGGGTGCTGTCGCCGCAGACAACGCGGTGCTGTCCTAAAAGCCACAAGTCGCCTGGCTTTGTTACAGCGGGCTTGGCCAGTTCGCCTTCTACATCGAAGTCGTCGTCTTTCACATCCTCGACATCGCCCAGCAGCTTGTTCAGTTCGGCATCGTCAAAGCCGAGGAGCGACACATCAAAGTCAGCAGCCTGTAAATCAGCAAGCTCTACTGAGAGCATTTCAGCATCCCAGCCAGCGTTTAGGGCCAGACGATTATCAGCTATAATGTAGGCTCGCTTCTGGGCTGCGGTCAGGTGTTCCGCAAAAACGCAGGGTACTTCGACTATGCCTTCCTCCTTGGCAGCCAGGATGCGCCCATGCCCGGCGATAACATTGAGGTCTTTATCCACAATGACCGGGTTGACGAAACCGAACTCCCTGAGTGATGCCCGAAGCTGAAGTATTTGCTCCTTGCTGTGGGTACGGGCATTTCTGGCGTATGGCACCAGCCGGTCGATATTTACTTTTTCGAAACGCTCGGTTGTGTTCATCTATTTCTAACGTCCTTTCCTACCTGACAGCAAAGCTTCCATGATGTCGTCCTGCGGATTGCCGACAAAGGCAGTCGTGCAATTCTGTTTAACGATGTCAAAAATCTCATACCAGATGAGGTTTGCCTGTTTTTGAAAGGATTGGCTCATCTGTACAAATGGGCTGGCCATTGCGCCTCCTGTGGTCGGGTGTTTTCCCAATAGTCCGTAGGTGCTGATAGCTTCCTCACACTGGATGTAGCGCGTGAATGCCTGGGCATAGGCTTCGATAAGGCGCGGGTTGACGAATTTCTCACACCCACGGTCCTTGAGCCATTTCCACGTTTCTTTGAACAGATCGCCAGCGCCCAGTGGCTTACCGTCTTTTTGTCTCGCGCTGAGGTAATCGCTGGGTGCAGGCATATCTTCTCCGTATAAAATCTGCCGCATCCTCAAATTCCTCCGCTTCGAGCATCGACTCAGG